CTTAGTGTAGGCAATTCCGAGCAATATCAGTGCGTTCTGATTACACTCTGGTCGGTCACGACAGGGGCCGGTCCGCATCGGCCTGCGGCACGACGCTCACCCACTGACAGCCGATCCACATGTAGAGATGCGCAAACTCCCGCGTCGGGCGCGTCAGGATGCGGGGATCGCGGGGCGGGCTGAAGCAATCCAGCGCCTCGGGCGTGACCTGCCGGATTTCCTTGGCGGTGAGGATGTCCTCCGGCTTCCAGCCCGCCAGCGCTGGCAGCATGTGGGCGGGATAGCCGTCGCGATGGACATAGACATGGGCCCATTCATCGGGACCGATCTGGATGGCGATTTGCGCGCGGGTGCTCATGGCAGGGTCCTCCGTCAGATCAGCTGCAGATCGGCCAGCACCGCGCTGGCAGCGGCCAGCTGGCTGGTGGGCAGTTCGATCTTGAGATGCGAAATCACGTCGGAGGCGTCGGCCTTGATCCCGTCCTCGCGCAGCGCGGCCTCGATGGCCTCGGCGACGGTGTCGGGGCGGCTGCGGTCGAAATGCGCCGGAAGTGCGGCATAGTCGATGCGGATGGTGGTGGTGGCGGTCATGATCGGTCCTTTCAGGATTGGAGTGCGGTATCGGCCCCGGCCCGGCGTCCGGCTTCAAAGGCGGCTTCGAGCGCGGAGCGGATCGCCCAAACGCCGTGTTCATGGAAATCGAGACTGTCGGAGTTGCGGGTTTCCAGCGTCTCAAGGAAAAGGTGGCGTTCGGCGATTTTCAACAGCAGGGCATCGCGGGCGGCGTCCGGGGTGGGTTTGCGCTCGGGTCTCATCACTCCTCCCAGCGGTGCTCGGGGTGGGTGGTGCGCGCGCGGGCTTCCGCGCGCATCATCTCATGGGCCTTCGCCATCTCGACCATCCCGTCGGCCTCACTCATGCGGCCCGACATGACCTCGTCCATGACCCAGTTGACCCGCTCCTGCCCGGGGCTGGTGTGGTTCTTCCATCCCTCGCTCATGGAGCAGTTTCCCATTCTTTCCTGCGCGCGCATGGCTCTTTCCGATCCGCTTGTGCGGGGTGCGCGATGCACCCGCTTCTTGACGATCAGACTCGCTCTGTTGGCGAGTGTAATCAACCGAAATAGACCGTCTTTCCTGTTTATTTCCAATGCTTTGAGGATTTAGAAAGCGCCATGGAAGGTATGAGCGAGCGCGAGTATTCCGCCCATTCCGGTCTCTCTCGCGGGGCGATCCAGAAGGCGCGCAAGGCCGGGCGGCTGGTGGTTTACGGCGACGGGTCGATCAATGCCGCCGCGTCGGATGTGCGGCGTGGCGACATGACCGATCCGGATCAGCAGCTGCGCAGCACCGGTCGCACCGGTCGCACTGGTCGCACTGGTCGCACCGGCGGCGATACCGGGTTCAGCGGCCCGGCTGACAGCTCGTCGTATCTCAAGGCCCGGACAGCCCTGACCGTCTATCAGGCGCAGGAACGTCAGCTGGCGATCCAGAAGAAGAAGGGCTTGTTGATCGACCGGGCGCGCGCCGAGGCACTGGTGTTCCGCCTGGCGCGGCAGGAGCGCGATGTCTGGGTAACATGGCCTGCCCGTGTGGCGGCGCTGATGGCGGCCGAAGTGGCCGCGGAGGTGGAAAAACAGTCAGGTAAAGCAATAAAGATCGAGGCTGCGATCCTGCAGAGAGTGCTGGAAACCCATGTCAGAGAGCAACTCGCAGCCCTCGCCGATCTCCGGGTTTCCCTCGCGTGATGACGACGATCTGACCGCTGACCTGGACCTCGGGTTTGAAGGCGCCGAGGACATCATGCGCACCTGGCGCCGGGGCATGCAGCCCGATCCGGATCTGACGGTGTCGGAGTGGGCCGATCAGCACCGCTGGCTGTCATCGCGCGCCAGCGCCGAACCCGGGCGCTATCGCACGGCGCGCACGCCTTACCTGCGCGCGATCATGGACGCGCTCAGCCCTCGCCATCCGGCGCAGCGGATCAGCTTCATGAAAGCCGCACAGGTCGGCGCAACTGAGGCAGGCAACAACTGGATCGGCTTTGTCATCCACCATGCGCCAGGGCCGATGCTGGCGGTTTTGCCGACAGTGGAGATGGCCAAGCGCACGTCGCGCGGGCGGCTTGATCCGCTGATCGAGGACAGCCCGGCGCTGCGCGAACGAGTAAAGCCTGCCCGCTCGCGTGACGCGGGCAACTCGATGCTGTCGAAGGAGTTTCCCGGCGGCATCCTGGTGTTGACCGGGGCGAATAGCGCCACGGGCCTGCGCTCAATGCCCGCGCGCTACTTGTTCCTCGACGAGGTGGACGCATATCCGCCATCGGCCGACGAGGAAGGCGATCCGGTCACGCTGGCCGAGGCGCGCACCACCACCTTCTCGCACCGGCGCAAGGTGTTCATGGTCTCGACGCCGACGATCCGGGGTCTGAGCCGGATCGAGCGGGAGTTCGAGGCGTCAGATCAGCGCCGGTATTTTGTGCCCTGCCCGCACTGCGGGGCGATGCAGTGGTTGCAATTCGAGCGCCTGCGCTGGGCGAAGGGCCAGCCTGACACCGCCGCATACCATTGCGAGGGGTGCGAACGCCCCATCGCCGAGCATCACAAGACACAGATGCTGGAGCGCGGCGAATGGCGGGCGACGGCGATTTCTGCCGATCCGCATTCCATCGGGTTCCATATCTCGGCGCTCTATTCGCCCTTGGGCTGGAAAAGCTGGGCGCAGATCGCGCAGGAATGGCTGGCGGCGCAAGGCTCGGAAGAGATGTTGCGTGCCGCGCGCAACACCCTGCTGGGCGAGACATGGGTCGAAAGTGGCGACGCCCCGGAATGGCAGCGCCTGGCGGATCGGCGTGAACCGTTCCCCGCGACAATTCCGCGCCTTGGCCTGTTCCTGACGGCCGGGGCAGACGTGCAGAAGGACCGGATCGAGGTTGACGTCTGGGCCTGGGGCCGGGGTCTGGAAAGCTGGCTGGTCGAGCACATCGTCATTCCGGGCGGTCCCGATGATCCGGCCTCATGGGACAAGCTGACCGCGCTGCTCGGGCGGGCATGGGCACATGAAAGCGGTGCGGTGATGCAGCTTTCCAAACTCGCCATCGACACCGGCTATGAGGCCCCGGCGGTTTATGCCTGGTCGCGCGCCGTCGGTTACGCGCAGGCGACGCCAATCAAGGGCGTGGACAGCTTCAATCGCTCGACGCCGGTGTCCGGGCCGACGTTCGTCGATGCCACCATGGGCGGCAAGCGGCTGCGGCGCGGCGCGCGGCTCTGGACCATCGCGGTCTCGAGCTTCAAGGCGGAAACCTACCGGCTCTTGCGGCTGGAACGCCCGAGCGACGAGGACCGAAGCTTGGGCGTCTGCGATCCGACAGGCACGATCCACCTGCCGGCATGGGCCGACACCGAATGGCTCAAGCAGCTGGTGGCCGAACAGATGGTCACGGTGCGCAACAAGCGCGGCTTCGGCCACCAGGAATGGCAGAAGATGCGCGAACGCAACGAGGCGCTCGACTGCCGGGTCTACGCCCGCGCGGCGGCGTGGATCCTCGGGGCCGACCGCTGGGACGAGGCGACATGGCGGTCGCTGGAATCCCAGGCGGGCGTGCAAACCAAGGCGATCGCCGCGCCCGAGGGGATGATCCCGGCCGCACCCACCGCAGGAACCGTGCAGACACCGCCCCGACGCCGTGTTGGCGCGGTGCGCCCAACATACATGAGGTAGCGACGATGACTCTGGCTGAAATGCAGGCGCTGCTGGCGGCGCTGCTCGGGATGCGCTTCGGCGGGGTGCGGTCTGTCAACTATGACGGTCGCCAGATCACCTATGGCTCGGACGCTGAGCTTAGCAACGCGATCTCTGATTTGGAGCGGCGGATTGCGGCGTCCGATCCCACGGTGACGCGCTCGCGGGTTTTCCGGCCCTATGCCGTGAAGGATCTCTGACATGGCAAAGAGCAACTGGCGGGCGCGCGTCGGCGCATGGATCGGCGGCTTTGGAAGCCCTGGCGGGTTTGATGCCACCTCGGGCCAGCGCCGCCTCAAAGGCTTCACCACCTCGCGCGCCCATGTGAACGCGC